CAGGTTGCTCCCCTGTACGTAAAAATATTTTCTTTGCAGCCTGGCTTATGAGCTGGACATAGGGGGCAATGACTAAGCATCGCCCATCCTCCCATGTCTTCATCAGCTGCGTAAAGATTTCTGTCTTGCCCAAGCCAGTAGCTAGTTCAACAATTACAGAGTCATACGAATTAAACCCATCTGTAATTGCATCCCTAGCCCTGACTTGGTAGGGTCTTTCCTTAAAATAGTTTACTTGTCCCTTGACTCCTGAGCTGCGCGGCTCAGAAACCCTGTCCCATAACAGTGGTTGCATGTCTTTCCGTGACATCTATCACACTCCTCTACTGGTTCACACTGATTGATAGCATCGATTGCTTCTTCAAGATTGTTTTTTATTCTTGTCATCTTCGTTGCTATGTATTTGCCTATACCTGCGTCGTTTGAAATGACTTCAAACTCTGCCACTACTCGCCTCAAGTCTTTAGTTGCTTCCTTATATGGCTTCCCTAAAGCAGCTACCCTGCTTGTATCACGAGGCTTGATAACTTTAGGAGCCATTGGCAATTTCTTTTTGCCTGCCAGCACCTTAGCTTTTTGTTTTTTAGGTAGGCTGTCAACGGTTTCTGAATATTGTGCAGACTTGTAGATTGTTCTGTCACTCACTCCTTGCTGTTCGGCAAACTTTTTTATTTCTTTATCGCGATTACCTCGTGGTTTGGATAGTATTCTTTCCGCTATCTTTCCTTGCAGGTACTTCAACCTTTGCGGTGTTAGGTTCCTTCTTCCCAGTTGGTTCTGAAAGACCCAGTCAATCGCACTTCCTCTGCTGCCGAAGCTAATAAATTTAACTTCATATGGAAGGTTATATGCTTCACAGACCGAGTACCTATGGTGTCCATCAATGATGATGCTTTCCTCTTTCCATACCATGATGGGATCTCTGGCAGATCCCCACTCGGTAATGTTCTCTTCCAAGGCAACGTGTTCTGCTTCTGAAAGCGGCGGTAATATGTTTTTAAATTCTTCATCAATCACTAAAGTGGTCATCACTTCCTCCCTGACTGTTTAAATATCTCTTACGTTCTTCGTAAAGAGATCGTGCTATTTCTTTTGTTTTTGAGTTCAAGTTCATGGACTTAAACGTAAGTCCATACTCATAAAGAGATGGTACATCACGAGCCTCTAGTAAAGAGGCCGTGATTACATGAACATGATACAGATTAACATGTTCATCCATTAGTTAACTCTTCCCTTCTCTTGATGCAGGCATCATTGACTTTAATGAGTTCATCATCAGTCCATTCCACACCTTTGTATGTCAGAACTTTATCTAATGCTTCAGTTAAGTCTTCAAGGCTAGCTTTCTTGATTGAGTCTAAAGCTCGTGTCAAGATGGCCCCGTTTCCGGCAGCTCTTTTATTTACTTCAGCATCAGGATCATCTCCTGTTTCGATAAGAAAGAACTCACGCAGTGCATACTTCTTAGCTAGCGTCATAGCTTTCGATGCACGCTTGTCCCCTTGGTCAGCAGCTTCAGCAAAAACCTCAACATAACTTTTCTCTCCAGATTCTACGTGTTCAAAAATAAACTGACGGATCCCTAGAAACATAGACATTCTATGTCCCTTGCTTGTACTGTAGTCTTCAGTCTTTACTACCGCTGCCTCGCCTGGATACATAACTATTCCATGCTTAACCATTGATGGTCGGAGCTGTGCTATCAACTCCTTCTCTCCAGCGTAGGTGTAGCCGTAGTTTCCTGAGCCTACCTTGCCTCTCTTCTGTACATATCCTACGTCTTTCATTACTGCAAGCTGTGCTTGTCTAAGGGTCTCATGCTTGGGCATTTTCTCTGTCCTTTCGTATGCTTTCCCAGTTAATCGGGCTGCCTTCTTCATTTATTATTTCTGGGTCTCGATCTATTTCGTATGAAGCTGAATACATCCTGTGCTCTTCAGGGCTTTGCTGTATCCACGCACGGGCATGGCCACCCTTGATTTCAATCCCAAAAGAAACTCCATACTCTTCTGAGTCGGGCACGAAAGTTTTTACTTCGACTAACTTTCTAATTATTGTCATTGTTTAATACGTCCTCGATGTTAATGATCTCACCCCATCCATCTGAATGCCATTCATTTGCATGATGACACCATTTAATGCGGTCTATTGTTTGGTGATTAATTAATCGTGCTTGTCCTATAAATTCCGAGGGGATTTCAAATACCATACTTTCAAAGGGTTCAAAGTTTCTTATAGCTACTATTAAAAATCTTTCTGCTTCAAATACATCGCAGTAATGTGCTGCTTGATATTGATAGCCGTACTTCCAGATAGCATCTTTGGCAAACTCAATGCCTAAATGCTGGCGTGTTGTCTTGAAGTCAATGATCACACCTTCGTCGCTGAAGTCTGCATCGCACATGCCCTTGCATGGCCAACCATTTATCTCATTCAAGGCAACAACTTCAGATCTCTCAGATGTAAGTCTATCTAACCAAGGCTTGATAGCTGGGTTGCGTATGACAGAGTTACGCATACCAATCACCCTAACCATTTCATCAGGACTAAGAACTATCTTGTCTTTGTTAAGCTCAGTCCAGTCCTCCACCCACGCCCGGTGCAGCTTCTTTCTTTTATTTATTTTTTCTGGCTGCGCTCCACCAAAGTCTACGTACTCAGGCATGACTGAGATTACTTCTTCTATCTCTACATCAGGGCATACCACTGCGTGTAGTGCAGTGCCTAGCCTCATGGAATCCGATGGCTTAGGTTGTTCTACCATTTTGTCTACGTACTGATGGTAGTATGACCATGGGCCCTTGTTTCTGAAGTCCTTCATTGCAGATTGCGATAAAGGTTTAAGAGTAAAGTACTCTTCTTGCGATACATCCAGTATCTCTTTCATAGAATATCTCCTTACGGTTACTTGCGTTTGATCAACTCCTTAATCAAAGCGCCCTTAATTAACTCGACGGTCTTGTCGCCACACATAGATACGTTCTCCTTGAGGTGGTTCTCACCTACTCCTATGAGATCGCCTACTCTTTGGAACCCAGCGTTGTCTAGAATGTTTATTATCTTATCGCTTAGATCCAGCTGTGCTATTGGAGTGTCGTTAAGCTCAGCATTTTTCTTGTCTTGTATACTAGTTTCAGCTTCATTGATTACTCTATGTGCAGAGGGAAATCTCCCCTGCTTAAGTAGTACATAGATTCTTTCAGCAAAAATCCGTGCATTACTATCCGTTACTGATAGCGTTGTGGCTTTCTTGCTTCTCAATGTGTTCGCCTCTTCTAATTTTTATATCTTCCGGTGCTTCTATACCTAGCCGGACTCGTTCATTGCCTGGCCCTCGATAGATGCCTACTACTTTGATGGAGATGTTGTCCCCAATAATGATCTCTTCCTCTTTGGATCTTGTTAGGATGAGCATTGTTTCCTCCTTGGTCTGCCCGCTGGTCTTGGTTGTTGAATGAACTCTTGAAAGCTCTCGTTGTCTATAACCCAGATACTTCCATCTATCTTATTAGCTAGGATCTTTCCATCTCTAATAAGCTGACGGATTCTGGATTGAGAAACGCCTAGTATACTAGCCGCTTTCTTTGTCGTGATGATCTTCATAGTGTATAATGCTAACGGATACGGAATATTTGTCAAGAATAAAAGGGCTAAAGTATGCCATTAAGAAGAGCAAAGAAAGATAAAACCACCAGCGGTAGACAGTCTGATAGAAGGGACTATAAAATAAATAAGATAAACGCTTTAACCGAGAAGGCTAAGGCTGTTGCTTCTAAAAGGAAATGGTTGGTGATATTATTAGTCGTTGGTATAGCGGTATTTATATTCGTCAAATCGAAGGGAATCTTTTAATGAAGAAATGGTATCAAAGTAAAACGATCTGGTTTAATGTGGGAACAATGGCAGTGTCTGCGTTGACAGCTATACTTGGTAGCGAGTGGATTGCAGAGCAGCCTATTGCAGCCGCTGTAGTTACATGTGCTATTGCTATAGCCAATGTACTTCTGCGTAAGATAACAGATGAAGGAATCGAATGAGTTGGTTTACAGATAACGCATTGGGCATAGTCTCAATGATAGCATCAGGGCTTGTCACACTATGCGGTGCTGTGTGGTGGATGAGCGCCCTGTATTCTAAGGTTAAGCAGATACACGAACGGGTAGATGAATTCGTTGGTGATTATAAAGAAGATCGTAAGCGATTGTGGGGTGCTATAGAGAGCATAGATAGTAGGCTAGACAATCACGAGAAGAGAATCGCTGTGGTTGAGACCAAGATAGAATGAAACTTATAGATAAATCAACGGGGCGTGTCGTAAAAGAATACGGTCACACAGACTCAAATATTATCGAAGCTGTAATGGAAGCTCGGAAGTATCATAAGACACACGTTCTCGTAACAGATGATGGGGCTCATGTTAATCTTCATAGCCATGGAGGTCGTTCTAATGTGCCTAAGTGGAATTAGTAACCGTCGAAAAAATAATTTTTTCTCGGTAGCACCTGGCGTGCTCCCTCAAACAAAATTATTTTCTTCTCAGATCT